GATTGATCTGAATGCGCAGGCTGATGCGTAGTTAACGTCAACGAGTGGCGGATCTGTTTTCGGTAATCATCCCGATTCTCGCGCAAATCGCGAAATACTCGTTATGCCGGGATCAGCACCGGCCAGATCAATCAACCAATACCAGCCAACAGAGGGCAGATAGATGAATGAGCAAATGACTTTGGACGGCCAGCCAGTTCAAAAGCTTCTACATGTATTCGTTATTGGCGAGCATGACTATTACTCCGCCAGCACACCAGAAGAGGCAGTCGCACTTCATTGCGAAATGAACGATTGCGAAATTGGCGATGACGATTGCGAGGAAGTAACCGGCGAACTATTGGATAAGCCGTGGACTGACGAAGATGGCGCGCCGCTTGGCACGCTCCGCCAGTTTCTTGCAGAAGCCAAAGGCCCCGAATGGCTAACTGGTACTGAATAACCCCTTTCATGGGCCAAGGATGGCTCCCCTAATCAAACCAATATCAAGCGCATAAGCGAGCAATCACCATCTGAATCTTGCGGAAGGTCTGCAGGTGGGCGGGTGTTCGACTTATGCGCTGGAGGTGAATCATGAGCATCGAGAGCATTCCTGACTTCACGGCTCGCAATACATGGCAGGCAAGCCACAGCCGGCCCGAGCAAGCAAAGGTTGATCGCTACCTAAAGGGCTCGATCACAACCGATAACAAAAAGTTCGAGGCAATCAAGAAAGGTCGGGCGCTGCGTGAAGCTATGCGCATGGTGCGTCATACCAATCTTGAATTCGACGGAACGCCTTGGCAGCGCGGCTGTATCCGGATTCTGGATCAGTTGCTAAGCGTTAGGGAGGCACCAAACATCGATCTTCTTTTCATCCGAAACGACATCGCAGTTGGGATGATCGAGGGTGCTACATCGTTTGGGGTAATCACGCTGAAACAGTGCCATGCGCTACGCGATCTGCGCGCCAATGCCTATCAGTCGCGGCTTTCTGAGTTGAGTGCGCGATGGCTGCCCTGACCGACGAGGTGCTGCTGGCCCGAGCCCGAATGTCCGCCGTTCGCGCCTATTACGAAAACCGATTATTCGACTACACGCTGCTTGCCGAGATTAACCGGCGCGGCCTGAAATTCAGCGTTAAGGGGTATGTATGACCGGGCATACAAAAGAACCGTGGAAATTCATACACGTTATCGGGCAATGCACGATATGGGCTGGAGAGCGGCAGCTCTTGAAATACACGTCGCCAGACTCTGAAAACTTGGCGAACGCCCGCTTAATGTCGGCAGCCCCAAAGCTGCTTGCAGCTCTTGAGCGGCTTAAAGCTGAAATCATCCTGTCTGATATTGACCCGGCATACATTGAGAGTCATTTCAGCGAGCACATTAAGAATGCAACGGCAGCAATATCAGATGCCATAGGAGAATTATCGTGAGCACATATCCGGTTCCTACGATTACTGATGATCAGGTGGCTGAGCTTGAAGCTGAAGCTAAAGCCTTCGACAACCTTGACTACGACAACAACTACAACCCCTTCTTCAACGGGCCAAGCGGCGAGTCATTAGGCGGCGAGGCTGACGGCACATTCTGCGTTTATGGCGAGCCTTTCGAGATTGAAGGTGACCAATACGATGGCGTGACGCTGGTTGAGCGATGTAGTCGCAGCCAGGCCAAGTTCATTGCCGAGGCCAAGGGTCACATCCTCGCCCTACTCGCCGAACGGGCAGAGCTAAAGCGGGATGCTGAGCGTTATCGGTGGCTGCGCGATAAAAGCGAGTCCGCACACCAGTTTTACCTGAGCACGCCAATATGGTTTACCGGCGTTAAATTCAGCAAAGACAGCGTGGATGGCACGATTGACGCCGCCATGCAGGAGCAACCCTTATGACTACAGCAGCGAAGGACCACCAAAATAAATCAAATGCGAATACCGCAATTATTCGCATGCCTGAGCTTGAAATAATTACTGGGCTGGCGCGCCCGACCGTCTACAAACGTCTAAAGGACGATCCAACATTCCCCCGACCTGTTTCGCTTAGCGACAGCAAGTCGAAAGGCAGGCCTGTAGGATGGGTATTGAGTGAGGTTCAAGACTGGGTTCGCTCACGCATTGATAAGCGCGAGGCGCCGTCCGCCGAAATCAAGAATCGGGAGCCAGAATCTCGGCATGAGGATATAAGAGACAGATTTGCGATGGCTGCATTGCAGGGGATTCTAGCGAACGCACACCTTTCACGATCAATAATGAAAGAGCCTGCCGCAGACAGGCGCAGCGCTAAAGATATCCAATCATGGCACGCAGAAGCAGCCTTTCAGTTCGCTGATGCAATGATGGAGAGCCGAAAATGACCATCACAATCGACGTATTCAAGGCCGTTGAGACACTGATCTACACGGCCTTTTTCTTGGGCGGGATTTGGTGCTTCGCGGTTGCTGTGGTGGGTGGGTTATGACTGACATGAAAGCTAAGCAGGTATGGGTGGTCTACCAAAATACCGACTTGCCCGAGGGTCGAGGCCGAGAATTGCCGATTGCTGTGTGTGAGTCTCAATCAACAGCACTAAGGCTGGCAAAGAATAAAGGCGTAATGGGCTCGAACGCCTCAGTCATAGAGCGCCAGGCGATTTTCCAGTGTGGAGAGTGGCTTGCACCGGTTCAGATAATCGAGCCAAGCGACAAGGAAGTGGAGGCAGACAGGCGGATGGCTGATTTTAATGCCGTCATTGAAAAGGCAAAGGCTTTGGGTTTGACGATTGAGGATCTGAAAACACTTTCTCGGGATGCGCCATGACCACTCACCAGCGCCACCGCCGCCTATCAATCTGGATCGGCTCTGCGCTCGGCCCTTTCGTCTTCTTCGCGGCAATAGCTGTGCCGCAGATCATTAACAGTTACTTGGTTGGGAATTGAATATGAACGCACAAACACAAGTGGCGCTGGAAGATATCAGCGAAGAAAACGCACCGGCCATTTATGTGGCTGGCGGGCTTAGCCAGTTCATTGATGCGGTTAAGGCTGAGGTCACCACTGAGGTGCCAGACGTTAGCACTCGCAAGGGTCGTGAGCGCATCGCCTCTCTGGCTGCAAAGGTCAGCAAGTCCAAGACCGCAGTTGAAAAGCCAGGCCGTGACTATCTTCGCAAGCTCAAAGAAATGCCGAAGGTGGTTGAGGCTGAACTTCGCGAGTTCGTGGCCGCTATGGATGCCCTGCGCGACGAAACACGCCAGCCCTTGACCGAATGGCAGGCCGCAGAAGATGCGCGGATTGACAGCCACCAGGCGGTTATCGACGAACTTAACGAGCGCGGCGCCGAGGCAGGCACTTATACCGCTGACTATGTGCGCGGCTCCATCGCCACAGTTGAAGCGATGATCATCGATGAAAACCTCGAAGAGTTTGAGGCCGAAGCGCATCGCGCCAAAGAAAAGGCTTTAACCGCTTTGCGCGCTGCCCTGGCTGCCCGTGAGAAGCAGGAAGCCGAGCAGGCAGAGCTTGAAGAGCTACGCCGCAAGCAGGCCGAGCAGGAACAAAAAGACCGCGAGGCACGCATTGCGCAGGAGGCCGCCGACCAAGCGCGCCGTGATGCCGAAGCAGCCTCACAGGCCGAACGTGACGCCGCCGCCAATCGTGAGCGTGATCTACAGCTACAGGCTGAGCGCGCAGAGCGTGAACGTCTTGAGGGCGAGCAGCGCGCAGCACAGGCAGCGCAAGAAGCCCAGGCGCGCCTTGAGCAGGCCCAGCGTGACGCTGACGCCCGAGCAGAACAAGCAGCAGAACGAGAGCGCCAGCGCCAAGCCGCAGAGCAACAGCGCATCGCTGATGAGGCGGCAGCGCGTGAGGCTGATGTAGCTCACAAGAAAGCGGTCAATAACGAAGCATTGGCGGCATTCATTGCCGGCGGAATGCCGGAGGATTGCGCCAAGCAAGCTGTAACGCTGATTGCAAAGCGCCTGATCCCGAATATCTCTATTACCTATTGAGGCCAGAAAATGAACAGCTTAGCCAAGACAGAACAGGGTGCAGTTGCCATTCATGGCGAAGGCCCGGCAGCAAACTCGCCAATGGGGATGATGCTCTCTGCTATCCAGCAAGGCGCCACGCTTGAGCAAGTCGAAAAGATGATGGACTTGCAAGAACGATGGGCCAAGGGCGAGGCAAAGAAGGCATACGACGCAGCTTTCGCCAGCTTCAAGGCCGAAGCAGTGACCATCATCAAAGGCAAGAATGTCACTGACGGCCCACTCAAGGGCAAGAGTTACGCCGAACTGCATGATGTGGTCAATGCAGTAACTCCCGCGCTTTCTAAGCACGGGCTGTCGTCCTCTTGGAAGCTGACCAAGGACGAAAAGGACTGGATGGAAGTCACCTGCTACCTGCGCCACGTTGGCGGGCATGAGGAAAGCGTTTCAATGGGCGGCCCTCCTGATGCAGGCGGAGCCAAGAACGCAATTCAGGCTCGCGCCAGCACCAAGACTTACTTGGAGCGCTACACGCTAAAGGGCATTACAGGCCTTTCCGAGCAGGGTGAAGATGATGATGGCCGGCCAGCGAAGGCAGAGAAAACCATCACTCAAGTTCAGGCTATGCGCCTACAGGCCATCGCCTCGCAGTGCAGCGATGGCGTCAAGAAGAAGTTCGGCGAGGACTGGCCAGACCTGATGTCTATGCCCGCCAGCCAACTGGATGCGATAGAGGTTTCTCTGCAAGGCGCAGCTCAAAAACATAAGGCTCGCATGGCTGAAGACACCAAGGAGCAATAAATGCGAATAGTCACTGACATTGATCAGGGAACACCAGAATGGCTTGCCTTGCGCCTTGGCATTGCCACTTGTTCAGAGTTGGACGTACTGCTGGTTAACGGGAAAGGCGAAGCTGGTTTTGGTGTAGCGGCGTTCACCTACATGGATCAGCTAATTGGTGAGCGCATCACCGGTGAAGCGGCTGAAATACCGTTTCAGACGAAAGCAACTATTCGCGGCCATGAGCTTGAGGGCGTTGCCCGCGGCCTTTATGAGTCGCGCGAGGAAGTAACCACGCAGTCAGTCGGGATCATTCTTAACCACGGAATAGGCTACTCACCTGACGCGCTGGTCGGTACTGACGGCCTTACGGAAATCAAAACCAAACTCCCAAAGTTTCATGTCAGCGTCATCCTGGCTGATGAAATCCCAAAAGAGCACGTCACGCAATGCCAGAGCGGCCTATGGGTAAGTGAGCGCGAATGGATCGACTTCATTAGTTACTGGCCAGGCATGCCGATGTTCGTAAAGCGCGCATATCGAGACGAGGCATTCATTCGCAAGCTGTCTGAGCGAGTGGCCACATTTAACGAACTGCTAGAAGAGCGCATGCACCGCGTTCTAGGCATTGCAGCTTAATAAGGAGCATTTCATGCCAGTTTCAGAGTTTGGCCGAATTGGCCGTGACGCAGAACTTCGCTACACCAGCGGACAAAACCCGACTGCTGTTTGCAGCATTCCGGTCGCCATCGACTATGGCCGCAAAGGTCAGGACGGCAAAAAGCCTACTCAGTGGTACGAGGTAACGCTTTGGGGTGCGCAAGCCGAGGCGCTTGCTCCGTATCTAGCCAAAGGTAAGCAGGTTTTTTTCTCGGGCACTGACCTGCATATCGAGCAGTTCAATAAAGCCGATGGCAGCCCTGGCGTGAAGCTGGTTTGCCGTTGCAGTGAAATCAAGTTTGCCAGCGACGGGCAAGGCCAGCAGCGCCAAGCTCAACCACAGTCACAAAGAACCCAGCCGCAGCAACGGCCACAACAGCAGCAGAGCGCAGCAGCCACCGACTACGACAGCTTCGACGAACAAATCCCCTTCTGATCAAAGGAGCGCCGCATGAAGCACTGTAAAAAGTGCGGCGCTCAGAAAGCGGAATCCGATTTCTATAGCCGAGACAGTTCTTGCAAAGATTGCAGGAAAGCGGCTGTGCGCGCTAATTACGCAGCAAATCGCGAGCATTACCGTGAGTATGAGCGCAGCAGAAGCACCCTACCTCACCGCATAGAGGCCCGTGAAAAGTATCTGCGAACAGATGCAGGTAGAGAGCGAAGCAATGCGGCCAAACGATCTTACATTCAGCGAAACCCTGAAAAGCGAATCGCTCACAGCCTCACTGAAAGCGCACTTAAGCGAAACCGTATATGGAGGTCGCCTTGCTGTATGGCTCCTGGCTGCTTCATCACAGAGAACTTGCACGGCCATCATTGCGATTACGACAAACCGCTATCGGTTGTTTGGCTTTGTGCCTCATGCCACTCGCAGCTTCATCGCGAGTTCACCATGCAAATTCGCGACTCCGCAGCATAACCACAGGCCTCAATCGAGGCCTTTTTCTTTTGAGGTGTTAGACATGACCGATTTAGCCCCCATCGAAGAAGACAAAACCTCAGCTGATGCTTGGGCAGGTGCTGCCGAAGCGTGCTGCAAGACCGGCCCCTTCCAGATCCACCAGACAGAGCTTGAGCGCTTAGAGGCTGAGTTTCTGGCGCGTGGCGGGAGTATCCAGCAAGTAGGCATCGGCACTCGATCTGAGCCGGTAATGTTCAACAACCGGACACGCAAGACGGCTGACCAGTTCGCCGAAACCCGCAAGGCGCATGAAGCAAACCGCGTTGCCCGTCTGTATGAGCAGGATGCTGAGCTGATTGAAATGATCGCCGCCGTACTGCCGCGCATCACCAAGAAGCAGGAGTTGGCCAAGGCCTGCAACTGCTCCGATGACCGCGTGCAGCGCATTCTGCGCACCTACTTTACCGATGATCCGGTGGCGCAGCGGTTCATGCGCAAGTGCCAGGCGGCGTGAGGAAGTGTGATGGCAAAGACATCACCTAAAACCCTGCAGGAGCGCAGCGCAGCCACAGCGGCTAAACGCGAGCGACTGGGCGAGAAAGAGTTACGCCATCGAGAGCGGCCAGGCATCCGCAACATGCTCGACGACTTACTCAAGTGGCACGGCATAGAGGAAATATCCGAGGCCGTCCAAACCATGATTATCAATGCGCACGCCGCTGGCCCAGAAGGGTCCGCTGCATTTCTCGCGACTCCGCGCCACGAAATACGAATTAGTGAAAGTGTGGCGCAGCGGCTTGAGCGCGAGTCACGCAAAGAAGCGGCGCGCATCGTTGAGGATTGAATATGAGGCACCAAATACTGGTCGGCGATTGCATTGAAAAAATGCGCGAGCTGCCGGACGGCTCAGTGCACTGCTGCGTTACAAGTCCGCCTTACTTCGGATTGCGCGACTACGGTGTAGATGGGCAGATAGGCCTAGAAGAAACTCCGCCAGAGTTCATTGCTCGGCTTGTTGATGTTTTCCGTGAGGTTCGACGCGTGCTTCGCGATGACGGTACCGCCTGGGTAAATATGGGCGACAGTTACGCAGCGGTTTCTACAGGTAGATTTTCCTTTAGGCGAGACCGTGCAGAAATATCCCCAGATCGCAAGCCTATACCGGACGGTGTAAAGGCAAAGGACTTGATGGGTATACCGTGGCGGCTGGCCTTCGCCCTGCAGGATGATGGGTGGTATTTGCGGCAGGACATCATCTGGCATAAGCCAAACCCTATGCCCGAGAGCGTGCGCGACCGCTGCACTAAATCCCACGAATACATATTCCTGTTGAGTAAGTCTCCAAAATACTTCTTTGACCAAGAGGCAATTCTTGAGCCTTGTTCGCCAAACACGCACGCAAGGCTATCGCAGGACGTAATTTCGCAGATTGGAAGCGAGAGAGCTAATGGCGGCGCGAAAACAAACGGCAACATGAAGGCAGTAGCGCGCAAGTCAAACGGTGTCGGATGGGGGCACGGTACCGACAAAGAAGAACGCAGCCGCGCAAGGGTGAAGGACAATGATTCAATGAACTCCGCACTGGCAATCATGCCAGTCCAGCGCAACAAACGCAGCGTCTGGACCGTTCCGACCCACAGTTTCAAAGGCGCACATTTCGCTACCTTCCCGCCTGACCTGATACGCCCCTGCATTCTTGCTGGGGCGCCGCGCGGCGGAGTGGTGCTAGACCCATTCGGCGGCGCCGGTACCACGGGACTTGTTTCAATGCAGGAAGGGCGGCGCTCAATCCTGTGCGAGTTAAACCCTGAGTACGCAGAATTAGCACGGGCGCGACTCGATCAAGCATGGATCGATGGCGCCACTCAGATGGATGTGTTTCTAGATCATCCCGCCGCATAACAACAACTTTACCAACCCTTCCCAATTCACCGATCACGCCAATGGCGAGGATGAGTTATGCCAAAAGCTTTCTCAGTATCCGGACGACCATCAAACGAAGAGATCATAGCCGAGCTAAAGAGGCTTATGAGATATGAGCCTGAGACTGGAAACTTCATCAGGATAATGGATCGCAATCAAGGAAA